TGTGCAACAAAGCCATTTCCACCGCCATCATCGGCATGGTCTGCACCGCGGACGATGCCGACTCGGCCGCCTTCCCACTGGATACCCCGGTTTTGCTGACCGACGTGCAAGCCGCCATCGGCAAGGCCGGCAGCAAAGGTACCCTGGCCGCCAGCCTGCAAGCCATCGCCGACAACGCCAGCCCGCTGGTGGTGGTGGTGCGCGTCAAGACTGGCAAGGACGCCGCCGAGCAAAACAGCCTGATCATCGGCACCACCACGGCCGCCGGCCAAAACACCGGCCTGAAGGCGCTGCTCAGCGCCCAGCAGCACGTCGGCGTGCGCCCGCGCATCCTGGGCGTGCCGGCATTGGATACCCGGCCGGTGGCCACCGAACTGGCCGCCCTCGCCGCCAAGCTGCGCGCCTTCGGCTACGTCAGCGCCAACGGCTGCAAGACCAAGGAAGATGCCGCCGCCTACCGCCAAAACTTTGGCCAACGCGAACTGATGGTCATCTGGCCGGACTTCACCGCCTGGGATGGCGTAGCCAACAAAGACATGCCCGCCCCTGCCGTCGCCCGCGCGCTGGGCCTGCGCGCCATGCTGGACGAAACCCAGGGCTGGCATAAGACGCTGTCCAATGTGGTGGTGCAAGGCGTCACCGGCATCAGCCAGGACGTGTATTGGGACTTGCAGAACCCCGCCACCGACGCCGGCTTCCTCAACGAAAAAGCCATCACCACCCTGATCCGCCGCGACGGTTTCCGCTTTTGGGGCAGCCGGACCTGCAGCGATGATCCGCTGTTCGCGTTCGAGTCCTACACTCGCACCGCCCAGGTGCTGGCCGATACCCTGGCGGAAGCGCATATGTGGGCCATGGATAAGCCGCTTACGCCCACCCTGGTCAAGGACATCGTGGACGGCGTCAACGCCAAGGGCCGCGAGCTGGTGACCAATGGCTACCTGTTGGGCTTTGCCTGCTGGTACGACGCCACCGTCAACGACAAGGACACGCTCAAGGCCGGCAAGCTGGCCATCGACTACGACTACACCCCCATCCCGCCGCTGGAAAACCTGATGCTGCGCCAACGCATCACCGACCGCTATTTGCTGGACTTCGCGTCCAAGGTCAACGGCTAACAGGAGACAACCATGGCCGCACTGCCGCGCACCCTGCGCAAATTCAACCTGTTCAACGACGGCATGTCCTTCATCGCCGAATGTCTGTCGGTCAAGCTGCCGGCGCTCAAGATGAAAACCGAGGACTACACCGGCGCCGGCATGATCGGCCCGGTGGCGCTGCTCAAGGGCGTGGAAAAGCTGGAGATGGAACACACCTACAACGGCCCCATCCCGGAAATCATCGCCACCTTCGGCGCGGAAAAGCACGACGCCGCCAAGCTGCGCTGGATGGGCAGCTATGCCAACGAAGCCACCGGCGAAAGCCACGCCGTGGAAATCGTCGCCGCCGGCCGCCACAACGAGCTGGACTCCGGCGACGCCAAAGCCGGCGAGAGCGGCGAATTCAAAGTCAGGACCGACCTGACCTACCTGAAATGGATCATGGACGGCAAAGAGCTGATCGAGATCGACATCGTCAACGACGTGTTCAAGGTGGCCGGCCAAGACCGCATGGCCCAGCACCGCGCCAACGTCGGCCTGTAATCCCCATATCTAGGAACCCCAAGCCATGAACGAAAACACCATCCAGCTGGACGCCCCCATCCAACGCGGCGAAACCAAGATCGAAACCATCGAGCTGCGCCGCCCCGGCGCCGGCGAACTGCGCGGCCTCAAGCTGGCCGACGTGCTGCAGTTGGACGTGGACGCCGCCATCAAGCTGCTGCCGCGCCTGTCCATGCCGGCGCTGACGGAAGAAGAAGCCAAGCGGCTGGACCCGGCCGACCTGCTGCAATGCGCTACCGTGGTGGCCGGTTTTTTGTTGAAGAAATCGGCGCAGCAAGACAGCCCCTCCCCGGCAGCGTAGACGACGCCATCGCCGACATCGCCACCATTTTTCATTGGCCGCCCTCAGCCTATCACGCCATGCCGCTGGCCGAGCTGGCCAGCTGGCGCGAGGCGGCCCGCCTAAGATCAGGAGCCGCCGACGATGAATAACCAGCTGAAAATCGAAGTGCTGCTGGCGGCCGTGGACAAGCTGACCCGACCGCTCAAGCAGGCCATGGCCGGCAACCAAGCGCTGGCGCGCGCGGTGAAAGAAAGCCGGGACCAGCTCAAGCAATTCCAAGCCGCGCAAAATAGCATCGACGCCTTCCGCAAGCTCACCAAAGAAAGCAAAGACACCGGCCAGGCGCTGGCCGGCGCGCGCCAACGATTAGAGGCCGTCCGCCAGCAGATGGCGCAGGCCGGCGGCGCCAGCATCAAGCTATCCCGCGAATACGCCGCGGCAGAGCGCGCCGTAGACAAGCTCAGCATCGCCCACCGCAAGCGCCTGGATGCCGCGCGCGCCGCCTCCGCTGCGCTGCAAAAGGAAGGCATCGACACCCGCCAGCTTTCCGCCACCGAAACCACCCTCGCCGCCCGCATTCAGGAAACCAACCGCGCGCTGGAGGCGCGGCAAAGCAAGCTCGATGCCGTCGCCCGCAGGCAGCGCCTGCTCAACGAGGCGCAGCAGCGCTACAGCCAACATATCGCCGTGCGCGACAAGATCGCCAGTACGGGCGCAAAGGCTGTTGCCGGCGGTGCTGCCATAAGCGCCACCATGGCCATGCCGGTGATGGCCTACGCCCAGGCCGAAGACGCCGCCACCCAGCTGAAGGGCGCGATGATGGTCAAAGATGGCAGCGTCAGTGGCGAGTTTGCCAAGATCACAGAACTGGCAAGCCGATTGGGCGACAAGCTGCCAGGCACTACAGCCGATTTCCAAAACATGATGACTATGTTGATTCGCCAGGGTATGAGCGCAAGATCGATTCTTGGCGGCACCGGCGAAGCGGCAGCCTACTTGGGCGTGCAATTGAAATTGACGCCGGAAGCTGCGGCCGAGTTTGCAGCCAAGATGCAGGATGCCACCAGCGCGGCGGAAAAGGACATGATGGGTGTCATGGACACCATTCAACGGACTTTCTACGTTGGCGTGGATCCGTCCAACATGCTCAACGGCTTTGCCAAGCTCTCCCCGGCCTTGGCCATGATCAAGCAACAAGGGTTGGATGGGGCCAAAGCGATGGCGCCGTTACTGGCCATGGCCGATCAGAAAAACCTTGTGGGCGAATCTGCTGGCAATGCCTTCCGCAAAGTGTTTCAGCGCAGTCTGGATGCAAAAAAAATCGCCAAGGGCAACAAGCTAATTGGCGCAACAAAAGCCGGATTCAAGCTGGACTTCTCCAATGGCAAGGGAGAGTTTGGAGGGCTTGATAAGATGTTTAATCAGCTCGCCAATCTGAAAAGACTGAACACCCAGCAACGCAACGCCGTCATTCAGGAAATTTGGGGAGACGATGCCGAAACCCTGCAAGCCTTGGATTTGATGATCAAGGACGGCATAAGCGGATACCGCGAAATGCAGCAGAAGATGGAAACCCAAGCCAGCCTGCAGCAGCGCGTCAACCAACAACTTGGCACCCTGAAAAACCTATGGGACGCCGCCACCGGCACCTTCACCAACGCCATGGTGCGATTCGGCGAGGCCATCAGCCCAGAGTTGAAAGCCGCAGTGGAGTGGATCGGTACGCTGTCTGAAAAGCTGGGCGGCTGGGCCAAGACCAACCCGGCGCTAGCCAACGCCATCATGAAAACCCTAGCCATCGTCGGCCTGCTGCTGGCCGGCTTGGGCGGGTTGGCGCTGGCAGCTGCCGCCATCATCGGGCCATTTGCCATGCTGGGCCTGGTCATGTCCAAAGCATCCATCGTCATCGGTTCGCTGGGCGGCGTGCTGGGGCTGCTGCGCGGTGTGTTCTCCCTGCTAGGTGGCACGCTGGGCATGGCCGCCAAAGCCATGATGATGCTGAGCCGGGTGTTTCTGATGAACCCCATTGGCCTAGTGGTCACAGCCATCGCAGCAGCGGCCTATCTCATCTGGCGCAATTGGGACTGGATCGGTCCCAAGTTCGCCGCGCTGTGGAATGGCATCAAGGACGTGTTCTCTACCGTCTGCGGCTGGATCACCGGCTACCTGATGAACTGGACCCCGGTTGGCTTCATCGTTCGGCATTGGGAAGACCTGTGCAAGATCACCGCCGCGCTGTGGGACCGCTTCAAGGGCATCGTCTTTGCGGCCGGCGGCGCGCTGGTGGCCTACTTCCTCAACTGGACGCCGCCGGGTTTGATCATCAAGCATTGGGACAGCATCCAGGCAGGCGCGCGGGCGGCTTGGGATTGGATCAGCGCCAAGGTGACGGGCGCGGGGCAAATCATCGCCGATTACTTCAAGAGCTGGACGCTGTACGGCGTCATCGTCCGTCATTGGGATCAGATCACCGGTTTCCTGGGCAGCCTGGGCGAGCGGCTGGCCGACCTGGGCCGCATGGCCATGGATGGGCTGATCGGCGGCATCATGAGCAAGCTGGAAGCCTTGCGCAACGCCATCAGCGGCGTGGGCGATGGCGTCATCAACTGGCTTAAGATCAAGCTGGACATCCATAGCCCGTCCCGCGTCATGGCCCAACTCGGCGGCTTCACCATGGCCGGCCTGGAGCAAGGCATAGACAAGGGCAAAGCCGGGCCGCTGGCCAGCATGCGCGAAGCAGCCAAACGGCTCACCGCCGCCGGCGCCGGCATCGCCATCACCACCGCGCCCGCCATGGCCAGCCAACTGGACCACCGCCCGCCGCTGCGCGCCAGCGCGCCGGCCGCACCCGCCCAGCAGCCCATTTTTCATATCAACGTCCACGCCGCGCCAGGCATGAACGAGCAGCAGCTCGCCGCCCTGGTGCAGCGCCAGGTGGCGCAGGCGCTGGCCCAGGCCGCCAGCCAGCAAGCCGCCGCGCGCCGCTCTAAATTGGGAGACTTCGACTAATGCTAGGCATGCCCATGATGGCCCTGGGCCTGTTCGTGTTCACCCTGGACACCCTGCCCTATCAGGATTTCAAACAGCAATACGGCTGGCGCTGGCCCAGCAATAGCCGCGTCGGCTTGCGCCCGGCGTATCAGTTCCTGGGGCCGGACGAAGAGTGCATCACCCTGTCCGGCCGGCTGATGCCGGAGCTGACCGGCGGCGAAACCGCGCTGAGCCTGCTGCGCCTGATGGCGGACCAAGGCCGCGCCTGGCCGCTGATCGAGGGCACCGGCACGCTGTACGGCTATTTTGTGGTGGAGAAGATGGACATCAGCCGGCAGGAGTTCTTCAGCGACGGCGCGGCCAGGTGCATAGACTTCACCCTGTCGCTCAAGCGCGTGGACGATCAGCTGCTGGATCTGCTCGGCACCGTCACCCACGCCATGCTGGAGCTGATCCAATGACCGGCGCCGGCCAGTTGTTCGAGAAAACCGCCAGCCAGCTGGATGGCCTGGCCAAGCAGGCCGGCCAAGCGCTCGATCACCTGGCCACCCAGGCATCGGACGCGCTGCGCCAGCGCCAGCCGCGCCGGCCCGTCTGCCGCATCCTGCTGGGCGGCAAGGACATCACCCGCAACCTCACCCCGCGGCTGATCAGCCTCACTCTCACCGACAACAGGGGATTTGAGGCGGACCAGCTGGACATTGTGCTGGACGACAGCGACGGCAAACTGGACATCCCGGAACGCGGCGTCACCGTCAAGCTGGCGCTGGGCTGGGCAGACAGCCCGCTGGTGGACAAGGGCAGCTACATCGTGGACGAGGTGGAGCATACCGGCACACCGGACACCCTCACCATCCGCGCCCGCGCCACCGACCTGCGCGCCGGCATCGCCACCAAACGGGAAAAGAGCTGGCACCAAACCACCTTGGGCAACATCGTGCAGGCCATCGCCAAAGCCAACGGCCTGACGCCGGCCATCCCCGCATGGCTGGCCAAGCAGAAGATCGAACACATCGATCAAACCAGCGAAAGCGACGCCAACCTGCTCAGCCGCCTGGCCGAACAATACGACGCCATCGCCACCGTCAAGCAAGGCCGGCTGATCTTCTGCAAAGCGGGAGATGCGGAAACCGTCACTGGCCAGCCCTTCCCCGCCTGCCTGATCCGGCGCAGCAGCGGCGACAACCACCGCTTCAACGTGGCCGACCGCGACGCCTACACCGCCGTCAAAGCCTATTGGCACGACGTGCGCGGCGCCAAGAAAGGCGAAGTCATCGTCAACCAAGACACCAAGTTTGAACGCCGCGCCACCGTCACCAAGCTAGGCCG